TCAACTTCAAAGCCAGCAACGAACTTCTTGGGGTCTGGAATCGGCGATGTGTGTTGGGGCGGAAGCAAATGCAGGGCTATTGGCCCGCCGTCACGACCCCTGACAATTTCAACAAAAGCCCCACGAGTTGACATAAGGAGCTGGGCCGAAAGCCGGTAGCGGAAGATAAAACTGTTTTCACCAGGATTGGACACCGAATTGAATAACTTCAGAATTTCGTGAGTTTCAACAATCGGGCCAGCGGGGGAGTTGTTTTTGCGAAGTCGAACAGGGAGGCGGGCTTGATTTCCGGCCAAAGCGTCAATGCAGCGAAAAAGCCAAGTGACCTTTTTAAGCCCGTCCGTATAGGCGCGATCAATATCCCACCCGTCGTGGTAGCCACGCCCTGGCTGTAGTGCCGCATTGGTTGTAACTGGAGCGCCGTAAGAAATACCCTTACCGCTGGTCACATTAATTTGCTTATTGCTCGGTGTGTTCCAAGCCATTATTCAGCCCCAAGGATGTAGCCAACGATTCCACAGGTTACGCCAAAGCAGATTAATCCAGCCGGTGGAAAGATCATGGCGACTCCAATGCTTGGTGTAATAATAAAACCAAACATAAGCAAATAAGCAGCAATTGGCCTCCACTGCATCTTGCTAAGTCTTGCGAACGTGGACACGAAGAAGCGTTTGATGGGAGTCAAATTCATTTTCCTATGGTTGATTAGGCTAATCTTGATACTAATCCTAGCGCATCAAGGTGAGCAAAGTGACAGATCAAGACTGGGGAGAAATCCTCAAGTACCTAAAACCGAAGGAACCGTTGTTCTGTCCAGAGCAGCCTTCGGTCCAGCAGCAGGTGTTCCTCAGAACTAATGCAATTGAGGCACTTTTCGGTGGTGCTGCTGGCGGTGGAAAATCAAGTGCTTTGCTTATGGCCGCTCTCCAGTATGTGGATATTCCAAGTTACTCCGCTCTTCTTTTCAGAAAGAGCCTTACCGACTTGACCCTTCCTGGCGCCCTCATGGACCGTTTCCGTGAATGGGTAGCCCCACATGAAGATGTCCGCTGGAACGCTAATACTTATACAGCGGTGTTTCCCTCTGGGGCGCGTATTTCATTCGGTTACCTCAATAACAAAGAGGACTACCTGCGCTACAAGGGCGTTGAAGCCCAGTTCATTGGCATGGACGAAGTAACAGAAATTCGTGAATCTGATTACCGGTATTTGTTCTCCCGACTCCGGCGTCCGTCGTCTGGGCCGCTGAGTCGAGTTCCGCTGAGAATGCGATGCGCTTCAAACCCTGCACCAAATTGGGTTCGTCAGCGTTTCATTGTAGAAGGACGAGAAAAGAACCGGATCTTTGTTCCTTCAAAGTTGACGGATAACCCCGGCGTTGACGCAGCCTCCTATCGGAAAGCCCTTCAGGAACTAGACCCCATTGAGCGGCGTCGCCTTGAGGAGGGTGATTGGTTCGTCACCTCGTTGGGGACCATGTTTAACCGAGAAGACTTTGTGATCATTGATCCAATGGAAGTCCCTGAAATGGTGAACAAAAGTTCCCGAGTAGTTAGATTTTGGGACTTGGCGGCAACCGAACCTTCTGGCTCCAATCCGGACCCAGACTGGACCGTTGGAACCTTGGTGATGTTCACGGAAGGCATTGCCTATGTCCTTGATGTCCGCAAGGGGAGAGTCAGGTCCGACAAGGTTGAGGCTCTGATTAGGCAGACTGCTGACGAGGACGGACCACTTGTATCAATCCGTATGGAGCAAGAACCAGGTTCGTCAGGTAAAGCCTTGATTGACCAGTATGCGCGATACGTGTTGCCAGGTTTTGATGTTCAGGGTATTAGGGCTACCGGAGACAAAGAGAGTCGCGCTCGCCCATTTGCATCTGCTGTGGCGAATGGTAATGTTCGAGTCGTTCGGGCGTCATGGTTGTCAGATTGGCTTGACGAGTTTTCAACTTTTCCCGAATCACTTGCCCACGACGATCAAGTTGACTCTGCGGTGGGTGCCTTTACATTTCTCGCTGGCCTTGGACTTCCACAGCGAAAAATGGCTAGCATCATCCTGTAAGCAGTATTTAACCTACAAACAACTAAAGGTTGATAATGACCGAAGAGTTTGACATTCAGTATTTGCTTGGAGTTATTTACGACCACGTAAATGCTTACGCTGGATCTGACGACCCCGATGACTTGGCTGAACTTCTGATTGTTCTGTCGGAAGCCAAAAGTGAAATTTCAGAAATGTTTGAAATGACAAAAATGCGTTTGGCTGACTTGATGGGCAATGAGGATTTGTACAACTTTGAAGGGGTCACCTTTGAAAAGAAGTACAGCACTCCTCGCAAGACGTGGGATCACAAGGCGCTTACCAACGTTGTTTCCACTCGCATCATTGACATGTCAGTTGACATGGATACTGGAGAGGTAATTAGAACACCTCAGGAAATGCTTGCCGAGCTGGTGAAGTACACGGGAATTTCTTATTGGAAAGTCAAGGAGCTTGAGAAAATTGGAATCAACGCCAACAACTACTGCGAAACCGGCGACGCGAAAGCGAACATCATCATCCGCAAGTAGTAAAACAAAAAAGGAGAATCCGGTCGTGAGTACCGAAGAAATTACGCAAGTTGCAGCAACCGATTACGACAAGATCATGGCGGAACTTGCCGAACCGTTCCCCGCTGAACTGTTGAGAGAAAACACTGCAAAGCGATTGACCTATGTCCCTATTGCAGAAGTGATTGCCCGACTCAATCGAGTTCTTGGCGTTCAGAATTGGTCAACTGAAATTGTTCGCACGTGGCGTGAGCCTGATCATCCGGACTGGGTGATTTCTCAGGTTCGTCTGAGCATTCGAATCGGAACGCAGTCAATCGTTCGTGAGGGCATTGGCGGTCAGCAGGTCAAGTTCCGCAAGAGCGGTGATGTCGTTGACCTTGGTGACGAATTCAAGGGTGCCTACTCCGACGCCTTAAAGAAGGCAGCACAGTCGCTTGGCGTTGGCCTTGAACTTGCACGAACCGATGAGGCTCTTGCTTACGCCGAGGGCGCTTATGAAACTCCAGCAGAACCTTCACCGGAAGCAAAACTTTACGCAACGCTCAAGGGTCACATTGATTCCATGCCAGCGGAAGCAAAAACCAAACTCAAGACTTGGTGGAGTTCCGCTTATCCAGATCAAGGCGCTCCCTCAACCACTTCTTCTCTTGAGTCGCTGAATGCTGCGATTGTTGAGGCCGTCAAGATCAGCACTCCTGGCATGGAGTCAGTGGATCCCGAAACGGGTGAAGTCGTCAATGGCTGAACCCCTGATGGTTCAGGGTGAGGTATGTGAATCACCAGCGCACCTGTCACCCTCGTCAATCGGCACTTGGCAGCAATGTCCACTGCGATTTAGATACAGCAGGCTTGACAGAATTCCAGAACCTTCAACACAGGCCCAGATTCTTGGGTCATTTGTGCATGAAGTTCTTGAGTACCTCTACATGGAGCCAACCGAAGAGCGAACGCAGGCAACAGCAAGACGCTTGTCTGCGAAACTTTGGGGCGAAAAGTGGGAGAAAGAAGTTGAGGTGTTAAGCCTCACCGATTCCGAACTCCATAAATTCAGGTGGCAATCATGGTGGTGCATTGAAACACTTTGGGCCATGGAAGATCCCACAAAAGTTGAGCTTGCTGGGGTTGAACAAAAACTTGAAATGAAAGTCGGGGATGCAAAACTTCTTGGCATTCTTGATCGCTACAACCATGACGAGGATGGTCGTGTGGTCATCAGTGACTACAAGACTGGCAAGAAGCCTATTCAGCGGTACGAGGGAGAGAAGCGATTCCAGCTCACCGTTTATGCCGATTTAGTTCAAAGCACCTTCAATGAACCCGTCAGTGCTGCGGAACTTCTTTACCTCAAGGAAGGGATCCGATGGGTCATCCACCCCTCAGAAGAAGATGTTCTTAAAATGAGGGAAGTAGTCATGAATGTCTGGTCTGAAATTCAAACGAGTTGCGCTTCCGGTTCATTTGAAGCGCGCCTCTCTAAACTTTGCAATTGGTGCAACTACAGAAGTTTTTGCCCAGCGTATAAGGGTTGATATGTTAACTGATGACAATTTTGCTCGACTTGTAGCAGAAGATGTAAAAAACCGAGTTTCCACTGAGCAGGCTGACTATTTGCGTCTTCCTGAGAATATGAGTCGATGGAAGCGTTCTCTTCAGTTGCTTTTGGTGAATCTAGATAGCCAACTTGACGAACTTGCGACTAGAGAAGAATTGGAAGTTCGGAGATACCAAGGATTAGGTGGAGAAGGGGTCAACCTTCTTGCCGAAGTTCAGACCGTCATTGAACAGCGACGACGCAAGGTTATTAAATTCCGGTTCCACGTTGAGAAGCGATTGGATGAAGTAATTCGTCTTAGCAACGCAGTAAGCAAGGATGAAACCAAGCAGTCGGCCAACTACAACCTTTTGCGCTCTGCCATTCAGAAACACAAAGAACTCTTGCTTGATGAAGACTTCTTTGCGACACTTTCTGATGCAGATCAAGACTTAATTGACGAAGCATTATGGGCATCGCTTGATGGCGTATGGGCTTTTGATGAAGTTGAATCAATGCGCGACCGTCAAGGCTGACAATGAAAAAAAAGCCAAGTCGCCCAGTTACTAAGATCGGCATTGCCACTTCCGATTGGTCTGGATCAATGCGCGATGAAAACTTTCACCCAATTATGGGTGGGGCGTGTTGGATTCGCTTTGGTCAACTTGCGCCGTTTGTAAAGAATCATTTTGTTTTTGGGCGGTTGGTTATTTCAAATGGAATGCCCCATGTTCAATCGCTAGATGGACAACTTCATGCCGATTGCTCGTTATTGATTATGCAGCGCAATATGGAGGAAGGCGTCCCTGATGCCATTTCTAACGCGATTGCTTCTGGCCGAAAAATCGTTAACGATGTTGATGATTGGTTTTGGGGGATTCACCCAAACAACAACGCAGCAAAAGCAATTGACCCAAAGCGAAATAAAAAGTCAAATGTTGACTTTTATGAACTTTCACTACAGCGATCATCGCTAGTAACAGTTTCAACGTCTTTTCTGCAGCAAGAACTTGAAAAGCGAAATTGCAGTACTAGGCTTTTAAAAAACCACATTGCTTATAACAATTTTAAGCCTCGGGTTCATAGAAAAGGAATCCCAATTATTGGCTGGTGCGGATCCACGGCCCATCGGTCAAACGATCTGCCAATTTTGACTGAACCGTTTTCTGAACTTAAAAAAACCAAAGAAAAGTTTTTCTTTCATCACACTGGAAGTCATGACGGGGCAAAGTCGTTTGCGTCCGAAGTTGGACTCAAAGAAAAAGATGTGACGAAACTGCCCTTACTGGCCCCAAGTGAATACCCATCGGGATTTTGTTTTGATATTGGAGTAGTGCCACTTAGCGACGTGGATTTCAATGAAGCAAAATCTTGCATCAAGGGCTTGGAGTACGCCGCCGCTGGCGTTCCATTTATTGCTTCCCCGTCACGCGAATACATTGAACTTCACGACGAGTACGGGGTAGGTCGATTGGCAAGTACTCCAGAGGAGTGGGTTCAGCATTTTCTTGAACTTTCAGACTTTCGTGTGAGAACTGTAGAAGCCGCACGCAACAGGCAGTTGGTGATTGATCACTTCGGTCCGCAGGTGATGGCTCGCCAGTGGGATGAATTGGCGTGGGAATAACGTGAGGAAAAGATCAGCAAAAAAAGAGGCTGAATATGCCCTGCGTCGCCCCTTGGTCAAGCGAATGCTTGAGGAAAGTCCATGGTGCCAGGCTTGTCCGGTGTTTGCCGAACACGACGAAAAGGTTACATATAGGCGCAATCAGGCTTGTGATGTTCATGAGCTAAAGCGACGAAGCCAAGGCGGTTCAATCCTTGACGAGGAAAACTGCATCACCGTTTGTCGTCCTTGTCATCAGCGAATTGGCAACTACCCTCAGTTGGCCTTTGACCTTGGACTCGCCAAGCATGGCTGGGAAGACTGATCATGAAGAACATAAAAGTTCTCGGCCTTGATCTTTCATTGACGTCAACTGGTGTTTGTATTTCTGGTGATGCTTTTGCGATTGGAGTGAAGTCAAAGGGGGCGGAACGACTTTACGAAATATCTGAGAAAATTTTAGAAACAACACGAGTGCATAAAGTTGATATAGCAATTATTGAGGGCTACTCGTTTGCATCTCGCAATAGTCAGGCGCACAGCATCGGTGAACTTGGCGGAGTTGTTCGATTGAGGCTTTGGGAGAACAAAATCCCATTCATTGAAATCCCCCCAACATCTAGGGCGAAGTTTGCCACTGGGCGGGGAAACGCCGGCAAAACCGAGGTAATGTCAGCGATTTCCGCTAGAACTGGGATCGTGTGGTCCGGCAAAGGTGCAGACGACATGTGCGATGCTTGGATTTTGGAACAAATGGGTCTTGCCTATTTGGAAGTTTCAGAAATTGATTGGCCGAGTTCAAGCCTTGAGGCATTAAAAAAGGTTGACTGGACCCCTTTACAACAACTGCAAACCGGAGGTAATTTTAGGAAATGATGAATAGCTCGGGAAAGCGAAACGCCCCTATTTCACAGGTTGACGTAGAGGAAGAAATTATTAGATTACTTAACTTACTTGAAAGTGAAACCGAGGCTTTTGAACTTCTTGCCGAAGATTCCGCAAAGAAGGAGGCTCGTTACAAAGCCGAATGGGCAAAGGCGTACCTTTCCGCTAGCGGGTCAATTAAAGAACGCGAAGCCTGGGCTGATTACCAGATGGAGTCCCAGTCCCTTGACCACAAGATTGCTGAAGGCTTGTTGAAGTCAAAGCGTGAGAAACTGACATCGCTTAGAACTAGTATTGATGCCCTTCGGACGCTGAACGCAAATGTTCGCTCCATGACGATGCCCTAATTACCATGACAAAAATTCACTCCGACTTAGTAAAAATGGCAGTGCCGATTAGTTCCCTCCATCACTTAGAGGGGAACCCTCGTCTTGGGGATGTTGCTGCGATCAAGTCCTCGTTAGAGGAATTCGGTCAACTTAAACCCATTGTTATCTTTGACAATCAAGACGACACCTACACAATTATCGCAGGCAATCACACTGTCTATGCCGCCAAGGAACTTGGATGGGAAGAAATTGCAGCGGTGATTGAAACTGAAATGGATATCAAGAAGGCAACGGCTTTTGCGCTTATTGATAATCAAGTTTCAGAAATGGGACATACCGACACCGAACTCTTGACAGAAATGATCATTGATGTTTCGGATGTTTATCCAAATGTGTTTGAAGGTGTCGGCTGGGATGACTTTGAAATTGCCGCCATGTACACCGATCATTCTCAGCAAGACTTTGAAGGAGCATTGCCCACTGGTCAGGCGGGCGGGTATGTCGCTCCAGTGATTATTTCAGAGCCAGCCAAACCAAGTGTTATTCCGGTTGCCTCCGACGACGAGGAGGACGGTCCTCGACTTGTTGCCCCAGTGGGAACAGACGAGCGCGCAGCGGTCGTGTCGGGTGTCGGCGGTGCCGTTTCTCAGAGCGATGCGTCAAAGAAAGCGTCAATCCAGTACACATTGATTTTTGATGACGCCGACCAAATGTCTCGGTGGTGGGAGTTCATCAAGTTTTTGCGTTCATCGCCTGTCTATGAGGGTGAAACCATCACCGCAAAACTTATGGACTTCATTGAATCGCATGGTGAGTTTTAATGACACGTCAGCGAATGTTTCTAGACATGAGTTGCGTTGACGCAGCACGCGAACGCATGCGTCACATCTATGACATCTTTGACACCGTCTGTGTTCAGTTCTCTGGCGGCAAGGACTCAACCGCTGCCCTGCTGCTGGCAAAGGAAATTCACGAAGAGCGAAACCTCGGGCCAGTGAAGGCAATCTTCCGTGACGAAGAAATGGTTTCGCCGTCTGTTGTTCGCTACATGGAGTGGATACGAGAACAACCATGGATTGATCTTGAGTGGTACTGCCTGCCCATGGCGCAAGAGGTTTGGGTTCTCGGTCAACGCTTCTACGTGCTTTTGTGGTCAAAGACTAGAGAAGACAACGGCTACTTGGTTCGAGAGAAACCTGAGTGGGCGATTACCGCAGAGAGTTTTGGGCTTGATCCTTACAAGTCTGTTCCTGAGCCAATTGATTACTACACAATGCAAGGCAAATCAGGAATGACAGCCTTCGTGATGGGCGTGCGCGCCAACGAGTCAATGATGCGCTACCGGTCATGCGTTCAGAAGTTGCACGAGAACTACATTGTTCAGCCTTACCAGTTGAAGAAAAGCATTCCATTGCGATTTGCTAAACCAATCTACGACTGGACAACGGACGATGTTCTGAAGTTCATTGCCGACGAACACGACTTCCCCTATTGCGAGTACTACGACTTAGCAAATCTGACAGGTGCAAATTCACGCGTTGGCATCCCGCTCCATTCTGTTGCCATTCGCAGGATTAACGATGTTGTTGTTACTG